CTCTTCGGGGCTACAGGGTATGGCAGAAGTAAGGCAGAAGAGGCATACTACATCCACTTCAACGAGAAGTATGAAGGTGTAGCTGCTTGGCACAAGAGCTTGGCAGATGAAGCAGTACGCTTCAACAAGATTACCAGTAAGTCTGGGCGGCAGTATGCTTTCCCAGATGTTAAACGTAACCAGCGTGGCGGTGTATCACACTTCACTATGATCAAGAACTACCCAGTACAGGGCTTTGCTACTGGTGATGTGGTTCCTGTCGTGCTGATAGAATTGGAGAAACGGTTGAGTGGTCTACAGTCCTGCCTTGTTAATACAGTGCATGACTCAACAGTTGTAGATACTCACCCAGAGGAGAAGGAAATCGTGCTACAAATCATTGATGATATGAACGCAGAATTGAACGACCTCATAGAGAAAGCCTATGATGTTGTAATGAACGTGCCACTACTACTTGAGTCAAAGATTGGGCCTAATTGGCTTGACGTAAAAGACGCTTGATGGTATAACTTAGTCTCTTTAACACAAATCTCATGGAGAATAAAATGAGTACAGAACTAACAGTAGCCGCAGATCGTGGTAAGTCTCTCGCAGAGTTGATGGGTGTATCAGAATCTTCTGGTAAACAGAATGGCCCATCTATTGCACGTATCAACGTAGTCAGTACCGCACTCAAGGGTGAGATTGACGTAGGTGGTAAGAAGATCAAGACAGACGTTATCCCTGTAGGGTCTTACAAGATCACAATGGGTGACGATGTTATCTATGCAGAGAGCATCTCTATTCGTGTCTTCGCCCAGCGCCAACAGTGGCAACGCTGGAACTCTGGAACTAACGAGATGGAAAAGTCTGTCATGGGCAATAATCTCAATGGTGATATGCAGGACAGCATTGGTGGCTTCAACCTGGGACGTCCAAGTGGTTACATCGAAGACTTCAACGCTTTGTCTGAGGCAGTTAAAGAGGTTATGCGCTCTGTTAAGCGTGTAAAGATGTATATGGGTGTAGTCACTATCGCTGAGCCTAAGAACGAAAAGGGTGAAGACATCTCTGGTAAGTACGAGAACTTGCCATTCGTAATGGATGTTAAGAACCGTGACAGCTTGAAGGCTATTGATGCTTCACTTGCTGTTCTTGCTCGTAAGAACCTGCTTCCAATTATGTCTACACTTACCTTGACTGGTGAAGAGGCCAGCATCCCAACAGGTGCTACTTATGGTATCATCAAGTCTGCTGTAGGTGAGACGGTTGAACTGTCTGACGGAGACAATGAGACGCTTAAAGACTTCTTGGGCTTCATTGAGTACAGCAACGGTAAGATCATGGATATGCACCATGAACGCTCTGACCGTAGCATGAGCGCTGAAGATGCCGCTCTTGTTGGTTCTATTATTGATGTGGACGCAGACTAATGAATCACCCTGCTGAGTTAGCAATCTTTACATTCTTGCAAAGAGCTATGGCGGGTGAGACTACAATGACAGAGGAGGTGGCTGATAAGGTCGCCTCCGACGTTAAGGCAGCGTTGTTTAAGCAGTTTGATAGTGGTCCTCGTGACGCATTCCGCTTACGCATGTCTAACATTGGTCGCCCTAAGTGCCAGCTATGGTATGACAAGAATGAACCAGAGGGTAAGACACCTTTCCCTCCACACTTCCTGATGAATATGATCCTCGGTGACATTGTTGAAGCAGTGTTCAAGGGTATTATGAGAGCAGCAAATGTGGAGTTTACAGACAACGATTACGTCACACTCAAGTTAGCTAACGGTAAAGAAATCCGTGGTGAGTATGACATGATCTTGGATGGTAAGGTGGATGACGTTAAGTCTGCGTCTCCGTGGTCTTATCAAAACAAGTTTGCATCCTTTGATGCCTTAGCTACAGGTGACAGCTTCGGCTACATCCCACAGCTTGTAGGGTATGCAGAGGGCGCAGGTAAAGAGGTTGGCGGCTGGTGGGTAGTCAACAAAGCTAATGGCGAGTTTAAGTACGTTGCCGCTGACGGTGTAGACAAAGAGGCTGTTCTGAAACAGATTGAAGAGCTTACAGATTACATCGACAACGACGAGCCATTTGAGCGTTGCTTTGAGCCTATCAAAGAGACGTTCTATCGCAAAGAGACAGGCAATACAAAGCTGGGTGTCGAGTGTGGTTTCTGTGCCTTCAAACACAAATGCTGGCCTACACTACAGACCATCCCATCACCAAACTCTAAGGCTAAAAACCCACCAATGGTAGACTACATCTATTTAGTAGAAGGAACAGAAGAAGATGTCTAAGATCACTATTAACGACAAAGAGTATGAAACAGATGATTTCACAGAGGAGCAGCGTAACGTCTTTCGTGAAGCACAAATGGCTTCGTCAGAGTTGGATCGTCTGTCTTACTTGAGTAAGGTGCTGGATGAGAGACGTGCAGTACTCGTACAAGCATTGCTTAATATGCTAGAACCCTCCTCAGAACCTACAGATACCTAATGGCTAGAAGAGCAAGACACATATCTAGTAGCTATCGCAGCGGCCTTGAAGATGAGGCCGTTGCGTTTTTGTCAGAGAGACAGTTAGAAGTTAAATATGAGCTTCTAAAGATTGAATGGGAGGATCTTAGATATAGAACTTATACACCAGACTTCGAGTTAGATAATGGTATCTTAATTGAAACCAAAGGCTACTTCGACGCTGATGACCGCCGTAAGCATTTAGCAGTCAAGGAGCAGCACCCAGAGCTAGATATACGCTTCGTGTTCTGGAATGCTAAAGCACCTCTGAATAAGGGTGCTAAGTCTAGATACTTTGAATGGTGTGAGAAGCATGGGTATAAGTGGTCACATAGGGTAATCCCTGAGAGTTGGTTGACAGAGCCGGGATCACGATGTAATACAAGTAAGATTTCGCTAAAGACAAAAAGGAAGACCTAATGGGCTACACTCTTAACGACGATGAAGTAGCTATCATCATCAAGCCAGAGTACGGTGAGGATGGCGAGTGGAACAATATCATCAGTACAGGCATAGTCATCTCTCAAGAAGTGCCAAATGGTATGGCTGGCGCAGAGATGCTTCAGGCAGCTATGCTTATGTCGGCTGCATTTATGTATAACGACGAGTACCCAGACTTCATTGAAGAGCTATACCCAGCTATGACTGAGATTGCTAAGCATCTATTCCCAGATCAATATGAAGAGGTTATGGCTGATATGGAAGAAGATACAAAGCCTGTGTACAAAAAGGAAGGTAATGTCCTGACTTTGAATGCTAAAACAAAAACAGTAGGTTCAGCATGAGTGAATATGATCCAGTAGAACGCCCAGCGCACTATAACTCTGGTGGAATAGAGTGTATTGAGTATATCAAGCAAGTGCTGGGACTAGATGGTTTCATTGCTTACTGTCACGGTAACTTGATTAAGTATCAACATCGTTACAAATACAAGCAGAAGCCTTTAGAGGATATGCATAAGGCGGCATACTACCTGCGTAAGATGAACGAAGCATTACAGGAGAAAGAAGCATTACAGGAGAAAGAAGGATGAGCCAGAAAAAGTTTAATGTCATGTTTGTTTTGAAGGTGGATAAGTCTAACAATATCCTGTCTTCGTATGAAGATGCACACGAGTCTGATATACACGATCTGATTACAGATGTTATGTATGACGTAGATGATGTAGAGATTGATAATCTGATAGTGAAGGAGAGACTATGATTAGCGGAGAAGATTTGAAGGCAATGGGTTACTTTGATATGTTTGAGAACCAAGAAGCCTCAAAAGACCAGATGCAGTTCTACAGTGACTGGGCAGAGACACTTGTTATGACAGAAGGCACTGATAGGTTATTCGAAAACGTCTTAGGTCTTGTAGGAGAGGCTGGTGAGGTAGCTGAGAAAGTAAAGAAAGTTTATAGGGATAAGACTAGATTTACTAATGAAGACATCCTAAATGAGTTAGGCGATGTATTGTACTACCTGACAGTTACCTCTCACATCTTTGGTGGTAGCTTGAAGAGAGTAGCAGAGCTTAATATGGAAAAACTGAATGGCCGCAAAGAACGTGGCACACTTAAAGGAAGCGGAGACAAGCGATGACTAAGAACTACCAAGAGTTTTCTACTCGTGCAAATGTGGTGACACGGCGTACATATAACCGCCCTAAAGAGGATGGCACCTTCGAGACGTGGGGTGAGACAGTTGACCGTGTAATTGATCACCAGCAATGGTTGTGGGAACGTGCTAAGGGTAACACCTTGGACATGTCAGAGATCGTTGAGCTTGATACGCTACGAACCCTCATGATGGAGCGTAAAGCTACTGTATCAGGCCGTACACTGTGGCTGGGCGGTACACAGGTGTCTAAGACACGAGAAGCATCCCAGTTCAACTGTTCCTTTGGCCGTGTAGAGACTGTCCATGATATCGTAGATGCTATGTGGTTGCTGCTTCAAGGGTGTGGTGTAGGCTTTGAGCCTGTTGTCGGCACACTCAATGGCTTTGCTAAGAAGGTAGACGTTAAGATCATTCGTTCTGCTAAGGTCTTGGGTGAAGCTAAGGGCTGCCCTAGCAACCAGTCATGGACATCTGTAGACGAGGAAGGCAAGAAGACATACCACCTAAAGATTGGTGATAGTGCTGAAGCTTGGGCTAAGTCAGCAGGTAAACTCTTTGCTATGAAGGATGCTGTAGACGTACTGGTCTTGGACTTCACTGAGGTACGTGCAGCAGGTGAACGCCTCAAGGGTTACGGTTGGATTAGCTCAGGTGATGCCACTGTTACTGTAGCATTCCAACGCATCTGTGACTTGATGAATGATCGTGCAGGTCAGTTGCTTACACGTATCGACATCCTTGATGTGCTTAACCACTTGGGTACTACACTATCCTCTCGTCGTTCCGCTGAGATTGCTTTGATGCCAGTGTCTGACCCTGAAGTAGACGCCTTCATCTCAGCTAAGAAAGACTTCTGGAAGTTCGGCAACGAACATCGGCAACAATCCAATAACTCTATTGTCTTCCACAAGAAACCAACCAAGTGGGAACTGTCTTACATCTTCGATAAGATGGTTGAGGCTGGTGGTTCTGAGCCTGGGTTCATCAATGCTGAGTCAGCTAAGAAGAGAGCACCTCACTTCAAGGGAGTTAACCCATGTGCTGAGATCCTCTTGGGTAACAAGTCCTTCTGTAACCTAGTCGAGGTTGACTGGGGTAAGTTCCTCACTGACTTTGGTGGACTACAAGAAGCTATTGAGATCGTAGCTCGTGCTAACTACCGTCAAACCTGTGTGAACCTAGATGATGGTGTGTTGCAGCGTTCATGGCATGAGCTTAACGAGTTCCTCCGTCTCTGTGGTGTAGGTGCTACAGGTATTGTTAAGTTCTTGGATCACCACACAGGTGTAAGCAACATCGAAGCTATGCTACAGGCACTACGTTCTTCAGCTAAGAAGGGTGCTAACTCTATGGCGGATGCGCTGGGCTTGCCTCGTGCTAAGCTGGTCACTACAGTCAAGCCTTCTGGTACACTGTCTAAGATCATGGACACTACTGAGGGTGTACACAAGCCACTGGGTAAGTATCTCTTCAACAACGTGACGTTCTCTAAGCATGACGAGATCATCCCTACACTGGTAGCTGCTGGCTACAAGGTGATCGACAAGCCCTTCGAGATTGACAGTGTCTTGGTTACATTCCCTGTAGCCTACGAGGATGTTAAGTTCGATGTAGTAGACGGTAAGCATGTTAACCTTGAGTCAGCCATTGGTCAGCTTGATCGTTACAAGTTGATGATGGATCACTACGTAGACCACAACTGTTCTGTCACTATCAGCTACGATGTTGAAGAGGTTCCAGCTATCATTGACTGGATCTTGGACAACTGGGAAACATATGTAGGTGTATCATTCATCTATCGTAATGACCCAACCAAGACAGCAGAAGACTTGGGTTATGCTTACTTGCCACAGGAAGTTGTATCTGAGGAAGTGTATCGTGCGTATGCTAACACGTTGATGCCAGTAGACTTGACTAACTTAGCCTCTACAGATGATCTGTCTGACGAAGCTTGTGCCACAGGTGCTTGCCCCATCCGTTAACCCTAACCACCTGAGCATGTGCCTAAACTGCTTACACACCTGAAGGAGGTGACACAGTGACATTCATCATCATTACACAAGACAACTGCTCATACTGCGATAAAGCTAAGAAACTGATGGTAGAACACAAGATACATTCAGTAACCTACAACATCCGTAGTTCTAAGTGGCTTAAAGACTTGCTAGGCAAGGCAGAGCTTACAACTGTACCACAAATCTGGAACTCACAGGGTGAGTACATTGGTGGGTATGAGGAACTTGACAAGTATATCAAGAGCCTATAGTCTTCACCCAAACCCTTCCTTAGCTCAACAGGACAGAGCAAGTCACTTCTAATGACTAGGTTACAGGTTCGAGTCCTGTAGGGAGGACCAATATGTCAGTGCAGGTTTGCCGACAACAACAGCTACCCTAGGCGTCAGTGGCGCAGTTGTTGAGGGGGTTCAATTCCCCTGACTGACACCATAGTAAAGGCGGTTATAGATGCAACTAAATCTATTTACCATAGATAACTCCTACAAAGAATTAGTAGGGCTTACACAAGTATGTAAGATTTGCTCTAAAGAGAAAGATTTATCCTTATTCCATAAACACTCAGGGAATTTGACAGGTATAGACAGGCGCTGTAAAACTTGCTTTAAGAAAGATGGCAAGTTGAGAAAAGAACTAAGGGAAAAGTATGCTCATGTAAAACCAGACAACTGTGATTGTTGTGGTATACCACACCGCAAATCTTTAGTAGTAGACCACGACCATAGTACATTAAAGTTTAGAGGTTGGTTATGTGAATCTTGTAACTTAGGTATAGGTCTACTAGGGGATGATATAGAGAGTACAAAAAAAGCTCTTACATATTTAAGGAAACACTATGAACGATAAAGAGCCACCAAAGAAGCAGACACGCTCCCGCCGTAAGACTACATACAAAGGAGCAGAGTCAAAGCCTGTATCTGGTATTGTACCTAAGACGGTAAACCAAGGAAAGCTTATCAAAGCTATCAGCACAAGCCAGCAAGTGCTTATCCTTGGCCCTGCTGGTACGGGTAAGACCTACGTCACAGCTACGTGTGCTGCTGATCTGTATACTCTCAAAGAGATCGACAAGATCGTTATCACACGGCCTCACGTAGCTGTAGGTAAAGACATTGGGTTCTTGCCCGGTACTCTTGAAGAGAAAGCACAGCCTTGGGCCTTACCTGTGTTGGACGTTCTGGTAAAGCATCTAGGTCGTGGTGCAGTAGATACAGCACTAAAGGCTGGCAACATCGAAGTAGCTACACTAGCACTCATGAGGGGTCGTAGCTTTGATAACGCTTTCATCATTGTAGACGAAGCTCAGAACATCGAAGTAGCAGAGATTAAAATGCTGTTGACTCGTGTAGGCGAAGGTAGTACAATCGTTATGAACGGGGACATTCAACAGTCCGATCTTAAAGGTACGTCTGGTCTCGCCAAGGTCATTCATCTCTCTAAGAAGCACTTGTTGGATGTTCCTGTCATTGAGTTTGGTGTGGATGACATTGTGCGTAGTGGTATCTGTGCTGAGTGGGTTAAGGTGTTTATGAAAGAAGGTCTATGAGTATAGAAGAAGAAGCAGCAGTGTTCAGGAAGTCTTATGGTGATATCTTTTCTGAAGCCTTGCTGGAAGCCGCTGCTAATCTAGAGAAGTACTACACAGATAATCTATATGTGTCAGAAGAGCGGATCAATGCACTAGAGCGACTAACAGAGTCGATCATGTGGGCAAAGAAAGCAGCAGACACACACGGTGTTAAGTAATAAAAAAAAGGGGAGCTTAGCGGCTCCCCTCTTCTTTTGTTTTACCAGTCTGTCTGGGCTTTGTAGTATTCTACGTATTGCATGTAGGCTGCTAGTTCTAAGTATGACATATCTTTGATTGTACCGTCAAAGCCTTCCTCTTCTCGCAGAAACTTCAGTGCAGCTTGTTTTGGTGCTTTAGGTACAGCCAAAGCTCTAAGCCTGATAGTTTGAATGTGAGATTCCGTAGGAGCATTCTCAAGGTATGTCTTCATCTGTGTAGCAGCTTCCTTTAGTCTAGCAGTCATTACTACTCTCTGCTTATCCTCTGGTAGAGCTTGGAAGTCAGGATTAGATAACATCTCTTGTGCATAACGATTAACCGTTGGTGCAATATACTCGTTGTAGGCACGATCATATGCAGCAATCTGTGTACGCTTGTTAGCTGTATAGCGTGGCATGTCCAGCATGTCGTAAAGCTCTTCACCAGGGGTACGACCTTCTTGGATCTTAATACCCAGCATAGACAAGAAAGGGTTAGGATCTCTCAGATCACCCTCACGAGTAGCTACACGTAGTGTATCACCTGTGATAGTCTCTGTCTCACCAATCAAAAGTTCAATGATGTTGTCTACGTACTTGGTTGCACTCTGAGCAATGACAGCACCACCTTCAGCCTGTCTCACATCTTTAGCTGCATCATTGTTAACCATGAGGCCAACCATCTTGTTTGCTGCATCCAAAGGTCTTGTGAAACCTGCTACAAAGTTACCAGACTTCATAGCTAGGCCATCAAGCATAGCAGCACCCTTGTCACCATCTTCACTGAAGATAGCTTCGCCCAGCGCACGAATGTCATTCTTAAACTCTACATCAGATGCAAGCTGACCAACAGCCAACTGCTCAAGTGTAGACATCCAGACTTCGTTGTTTACTGGCTTGCCTTCACGCTTATCATTGAGAAGTCTACCAGCAGATAGGAACAGAGACATAGGGAAAGTGTTCTGAGCGTTAACAATAGTATCACCTACTTTAACGTCAAAGATGCTAAGGTTATCCTTTTGACGCTCCTTGTCGTAGTCCATAGCTAGATACATGAATGTAAGACCTACAGCGCTTCTAGACAACGCCTCTACGTCAGACACTTCAATAGGTTTACCATTCACTACCTGACGCTTAATAGCCCCAGCGTAGCCAAGCATACCACCCGCTGTCCACTGGTATGTGGATGCTAGTAAGTTGTTGAAGAACCTGCCAAATGGCAAGAGTGTACCCAAGATAGGCGCACGAGAGATAGACTCTACAGTTGTAGCTACACCCTCAACCAAAGAGTTTTGACCTGTTGTATAGTCTTTAGAGAAGACAGACTTCTGAGTAGCATCCAATGTTTTACCTAAGATGTCATCATCAATAAGTTCCATCTTACCACCACGCAATACAGCATCTAGAGGCATGTCATGCTTCAGACGCATCTGCTTATCCATCTCTGACATAAACATGACAGACTTAGACCAAGTGTCCTGCGCTCTTACACCAGCAATAATAGAAGAACCTTCTGCAAGAGATTCCAAGCTCTTAAAGATAGGGTTGCTAGGATCAATACCATAACGCTCAGCATTAACGTCTACACCACCTGTAAGAGATTCGTATAGAGTCTTACGAACACTGTCATATTCTTCTAGGATCTTCATGTAGGCTTCTTTGGTGGAGTGAGGGTCAGCAAGATAGCGAAGCTTTTGTGTAACCATATCTTTGTACACAGCAGCTTTTCTCAGGCTCTCTTTACCTGCAGCAGTCTTGCTACCACCTTTAATGAGGCCAGCAACCAAGAACTGACTACCTGTCAGCACTTCTGCGATAGCTGTACCACCATAGAATTGAGTAAAGCCCAATACGTTTACTGCAGATGTAGCAGGGCTGGATACAAGCATACGTCTCCAGAGACCCTGCATGTAGCGACCATAGTCAGCTTTATCAGGCAAGGCTTCCATAGCCTCTTCTGTTTGTTGCTGCAAGATCTGCTCACCTCTGTATACACCGCCATCAATAGTTCTACGTACTTGAGACATTACATTAAGAAGCTGGCCACCTTTGCTAACTTCTACAGCAATAAGATCACGAAGGTTTGTAGCTACTTGTGTTGTGTCTCCAAGGGAAATACCAAGAGACTTGATCTCCTTGTTGATGCTATCAAGCTCTTTAGGTGCCATATACTTCACAAGGTTAGTCATTAGGTCTGTGACCTTCATGTCTTGTGGTAGTTGTACACCCTTGTCTCTGTAGATAGCTACAAGACCACTCTTCTCATCTGCACCAAACATGATGTCTTTAATAAGGTCTACAGCAGTAGGTACATCGTCATAGACAGCCTTACCACGAGCTACTTTCTCTTTCCAAGATTTAGCTGCTTTAAGTACTGCATCAGTAGCTTGCTTAGTTTCAGTCTTGTCTAGAGCTAGGTTAATAGTCCTAGTCATCTCACCCTTCATCTTACCAATATCAATATCAGCAGCAATGTCAGATACGTTAGACTTAATAGGAAGGTTCATACCTGCAAGTTGGAATGTACCACCAACACCACCAAGCAATGACGAGAAGCCTGTCTGAAGGAGGCTATACTCTTCTTGTACACCTACATCCATCATTGTGTTTTGGATCTGTACATCGTTCATTGCAGCTACTGCACCATCAAGTGCAATAGTGTTGATGATAGAACCTTTAGTTGCAGACGTAATACGGTCTTTCATAAAGTCAGACTCTGCCCGGCGCTTAATGGTATACTCAAAGAGATCAGCTTCACGTTTAGCTGCTTCCTTGATAAGAGCCTTACGAGCAGGTCCACGAATGCCACGCTTAACAAGCTGAGATGTAGCACCTGATACCGCTGCATCTACAGCAGCCTGTTGTGCGGTCTTGTTGAGACCTTTCTTGAGAGCCTCTTCACCAGCCTGTCTAGCCAAACCTTTTACTAACTCTTTACCTGCTGCACCTACGCCTACAGCACCAGCTTTAGCCCAACCACCAGTAAGCAAACCAAGGTAGTTTGTAGGGTCAGCAACAGCAGCAAAGATATAGTCTTTCACGCCATCTACAGCACCCATGACACCATCGTTGACAAAGACGTTGCCTAAGCGGTCATACAATTCAAAAGCTTCACCTGCTGTGGCTCTTTTAGTTTCATCAGCATTCTTGATACGACGAGCTTCACCAATAGTACTTGCAGTGTTTGTGTTAAACCAGCGCATAGTGTCTACAAAGGATTCCACGACTTCTTCGTCTGTACCTTTAACGCCATCCGTACCATACTTCTGACCCATATAGCTACGGATTACACCAATGTTTTCTGTACGTAGAAGGTCATCCTTCTTTAGCTTATCTGTACGGTTGTTTACTACACCTTCGTAAGGACGTGTTGTAGCTTGTGCTGTACGAGTGGGTTGCTCTGATGCAACTTTAGTACCACTCATAAGTTTATTGAAAAAGTCATCTTCTTCTACGGGCTTTGTATCTTCTACAGGCTTAACCTCAGTAGGCTCTACAACTCTAGTACCACTCATAAGTTTATTGAAAAAGTCTTGATCTTCAGCCATTACTCTGTACCGCCTTTTGCTGCTCTGCCACGAATGACACGCTGTAGTTCTGCCTTCACTGCGTCTTCACCAAACTTAGCCTGTACTTCCATGATAAACTTAGTCAGTTCCTCTTGGCTTACTTCAGATGTGGGGCGTGAGAGCATCTCAGCTATACGTGTAGCACCTTCTGTAAGCTCACGGCGATTAACTTCATTAGAAACTCTTTGGTCTCGTGCAGCATTGGCCCTACGCTCAGGTGTTTGAGGTAATGCTTGTAGCTCTTTTTCAACCATAGTACGTGTCTTAGGCTTTAGTGCTTCAAGCATTTTAGGAAGGTTCAACTCTGTTGCACCAATCTGTGTAGGTTGATACCCTCTAGGAGTTGGACGCTCAGACCAAGCTTTAAGATCCTTTTCCAAGGCATTTCTTGCAGCAACACTAAGGCCTTCAATGACACTAGGTAGATTTAGCTCTGTTGCACCAATCTGAACAGGGATGTAACCATCTGGCATAGACTTAGACTCTGTAGAGAGCCTGTCAGACTCAGCCCCTACTCTTCCTAGGCGTGATTGCTCCATTCTATCTAAGTTTGTATCAGAAGCAGCTTCAAGCCGCTGTTCAGTGCTAGGTGCGTATCGACGTGGTGCAGGTTGTGGGAAGTTCTTGTCATCAGCAAGGAACTGCTTATCTAAGTCATCAATGCGTTGACGGGCATCAGCGTTTAAGTCAGTGACTGCTTTAACCAGTTCTGGATTACCCTCTAGTTCTTCCTTGTTAAAGCCAAACATTTTAGACATAGCATCAAGCATAACAGATTCATCATTGCCACCCTCTGTCTCAAACATGGTTGCAAAGAACCCATTCTCACGTTGCTTGACTCTATTATTCACACGATCTGCTACCATTCCGTATGCAGTGTCTGCGGCTTCAGTATAACCAAAAGCGTCAAATATGGAACCAAGCGCCATATCTGCCGCACTTGTTGCCTTAGAGAAAGGTGTTGCTGCGTATGCTAACCCTCTATCTGCCCAATAACCTGCTGTTTGGGTAGCACCCTGCGTGAAGCTAAGTGTAGCATTGGCAGCATCAACTACGGATTCACTTACAGCCCCTGCTTGATTACGAACATCCTCTGCAGTCAAAGGTACACCAGCTTTTCTAGACTGACCATACTCTTGGTAAGCTGCCATGATAGGATCTTCAATAACTTCAGCACCTACTTCAGCATCTACTTCAGCGACATTAGCTTCGGCAGCGGCAGCAAGTGCAGCAGGAGATACAAGACCATATTTATCTAAGACCGCAGCAGACTGTTCTGGGGATAGAACCGTACCATTTGATCCTTTAACTAAGCCATCAACAGTTACTGTAAAAGAGTCTATCGTAGCTTCACCATCTTCATTAGTAGTGCTAAAAGTAACCGCTAAGCTACCATCCTCATTCTCTGTTACACCTGATGATAAGCTCCCTGCATCAACAGTATCTACAGTACCTTTCACTGGGCTAAGGTTGTCAGGGCTTAAACCAAGACTCTGTAGGCTAGGTCCAACAGCTTCAAGGTAGGACTCTCCAAATAGAGCTGTTTGTGTGTCTATATACCCGTATAGGTTATCAGTAAGGAATTGTTTTTGTTGAGCTTTTAAGTTAGCTACCTCAGCAGCTACCTGTTGAGGCGTTTTGAATTTAGTATCTGCATTAGCAATAGCGGTATCAAAAGCTGTATACCCATCCATATCCATAACAAGCTTTGCCCTTGTCATAATATTTGTTTGTTCTTCAGCAGTATTAGCAGGGTTGAATATCTTTGGTTGAGTGTAACGCAAGTAAGATCCACTGTTTCTGCTGGTGTATCCTGTCACACTATCAAGCTCTGCCATGTCATATACAGACATACCCGTACCGCCAAATGCCTCTGCATCAGCTTCTGCTCTAACACGAGCTTTAGCATCTGTACCCATAGCCCTTGCAAACCAACCACCTTTAGGTGCTTCAATATCGCCCATAGTTTGGCTACCAAGGCCATAACGTGAATATACGTCAATGTTACCCGTTGGAGAGAATGCCTCTGGGAGTGCAGCAGCTTCTTTAACCAAGTCAGCATTAAAACTAGAGCCATATGCAGATCTAAGTGTATTTAATGTACCTACAAGCGTTTTTAGGCCTTCAGGTCCAGCATCTAGTGCAGCTTCAATCTGTGCATCACTTGCATGTAGATCACGAGCTTGACCTACAAAAGAGTTCTGTGCATCTGCTGCCTGTCTAAGCTGGCTCAGCTTACCTTTGTTACGCTCTGCTTGCTCAGCAAGCTTGTCTGCGTAGTCTTCTGCCTTGTCTTTACGCTCGTTGATGTACGTAGCAGTGTCACCCAAGAATGCCGTAGCGAATGCTTGCCAATCAGCCATTATACTTCTCCCTTAGCCATAAGACCTGTAGGAGCAGCTTCTGCTTCCACCATAGGCTCTTGCTCTTGTTGTGGTTCTGTATCATCTTGTGATACGTCTGTAGCGTCTACTGTGGATAGCTCTTCAATCAATTCTGATCCAGCATCTTTCTTAGGGTCTGTTTTAAGATATTCCTGCATCAAGAGTTTCATGCGGGCAATGTTTCTTTCCTTGCGATCTTCTTTAGGGTCTGTAGCTGTCTCTTTAACTTTAATACCATACGTAGACATAGCAGCTTTAACAAAGGATGCCACAATAGGACCAGCCAACATGCCAACCTCTACAGTGTGTAAGCCTTTCATAGAACCCATAGTCATAAGTGTTTCCACTACAGTCTTTAGGTCAGCACCCATCTCAAATGTAACGGCAAGATCATCCATGACATCTTCATCTGCAAGCTTGTTGATGTAATACTTGACTGCATCACCTGTCTCTACAAGCTCAGGAGGTCTTTCCCAAGGTGCGTTCTTTGGTGTAGCTGTGAGGGATTGACCTGGGATGGGGCGAGAGAATACATCTACCATTGTTATACTTTCTTAGAATGTCGTGTTGGTGCTATAATAGCAGATACAGATTATAATGAAACTAGATTATGCATTATCGTTTCTAGCATAATTAGACAGTGCATTAGCAATGGCGTTAGAATATTTAGTACCCTTTGTACCCCAAGCATCAGAGCCTACATCGCCAGTATTCAACCACTCTTTAGCGCCGCCGTGGCCTTGGTTGTGAGCATAGCCAAGTACAACTGCTTTGTTCTCTGGCGAGAGGTTTCTATACTTCTCATTGCTCATCATATACTGGTGGTTCTTAGCGGTATATGCAGCTAGTGCTTGTTCCTGTAGTGTAGGGTTACTACGAAAAGCCTCTCTGCTTGCTGCATCATGCGGTAAATCCATACCCAGTAACTGCCCTGCATCTGCCTTAGCCGTGCGACCTAGTTGGTATCTACCATCATAATGATCACCTGCACCACCTTTTGCTGTGTAGTTACCACTCCCTCTAGACTCAATAGCCGCAAGCTCTGTCCTGTAGATATCCCATACAGCAGGGTCTAATCCAATCTTCTCTCCTACAATGTCATAGGCATCTTCAGGTGTCTTAATACCTACGCTAGTTGTTGTACGAGTAGAGGTAGAATTACCTCCTTGTGGAGACATCAAGCCTCTCCCTGTAGTTGGATCAGTAATTGTAGTAGTAGCTTCTTCACTAGGCTCTTCAGGAGTATCCTCAAAGCTAAGAGATCTTTTCAGATCAATTACAGGGGACATATCAGGCAAAGGCGGGGCTTTATATACTGCAAGTTGGTTACCCTCAAAAGGGTTTCCTGTAAGATTACGTCTCTCAACATCTTCTAGACCTAGGGATCGTGTAATACCTCTGTCTTGCTTTAGAAGTTCAGTCTCTTCTGCAGATCTAAGGGCTGCTTCTCTCCAAGGATCTAGGTCACTATAGTCATTAGACGTAGCAGGGAGGCTAGTACCAAAGTACTTTCTAGCATTGTCTTGACCACCAAAAGCAGCAACTGTAAGCTGTGCCATTTCTCTAGCTGGGTCTCTCTTTACTTCAGGCTCTTCAGCACCTTTCTTAGGGGTGAACAGACCACGGCTAAGGGGGGTTACACCTTCTACATCACTACCAAGCAAGTCAAAGATATCTAGAGAATATGTATATTTCTTCAAATCCATTAGCTTTTTCTCCATATAGCCGCAGCGAAGGTTCCTAAAGCTGACCACATACCTGCTGTTTTATTTGCTTTTGCTGCAGCTTTAGCATCTGTTGAGCTAAGCTTAGCGATGGCTAGTTGTACAGCCCTGTTAGCGTCATTCTCTTCAGAAGTCCAAGCATACTGCATCATATCTCTAGTCTCTTGCATAGCAGCATTAAAGGCTAGGTTAGTCATGTTATTAGCTGCTTGTGCATCTGCTCTGTTAGCATCATTGATTGCTGCTGTGTTTTGAGTAGATACGGCTTGATACCAAGCAGCGTTAGCTTGCTCAATCACAAGGGAGTTGTTTGTGTTAAACTGTTCACGCTGGTTGATAAGCTCACTGTTGAACTTCTCAATAGCGTTTGCTTCACCTGCATTGAACTTACTCATTGCGTTAGTCTGCTCATTGTTAAACATACTAACAGTAGAGGTGAGGTTAGCCATGAACTGCTCTGTCTGCATCTTGCTAGAAGCGTTGAACTGCTTAGTAGCATTGTCTGCTGCGGTATCACTCAAGATAGCATCTGTCATAGCTTTAGTCTTAAAGATAGAAGTCTGCTGCTCATTAGCTAAATTAGCCATATCCATGTCTAGGAAAGCTTTAGCATTCGTAACTCTAGCTTGCTGTTCATTAGAGAGGTTAGCCAAGTCCATCTGAGACATCGCTGCAGCATCAGCCAATACCTTAGCATTCTTAGCGCCAAGGTTAGCCAAGTCTACAGACTGTGCCATACGAGCATTCTCTAAGGCTACCTGCTGTTCAGCAGTGAAGTTCATATTGGCAATGTCAGAGATCTTAGAAGCGTTAGCTACACGAGTTTGGAACTCTTGGGTGAACTCCATACCCATGAACTCAGCACGTTTCTCAGCAGCAAACATAGCAGCCTGTTGCTTATTGCTAAGGTTCTGCTTCTCAAACGCAGCAGATGTCTGTGCATCTTGCATAGCGATAGGCAGAGCGCTTTCCATAGCTGCCTGTACGACAGCCTGACCCGCCATAGAAGAGGCAGACAAGCCACGAGCAGCCATAGCTGCACCAGCGGCTCTCATAGCCCCTGCAGCCCATGCTGGTGGGTCTTTACCTTCAAACTGCTCCATCAGTCCAGTAAGTTGACCTTGCACTGTAGCGTCTGTTGAGGGCGCTCCTGTAGCAGCTTCAAAGTTAATCTCTTTCTTGACACGCTCCATGTCTACAGTAGAGCCTTCAATCAGCTCACCCTCTTGTAGAGTACGAGGATCAGGTGCATCTACTGTCTGGGCTTTATCAATCTGAGCAGCTTCAAGTTCTAGTTGTGCAAGATCTTGTGGAGACATAGTAGCTGCATCTACAGTAGCATCTTCAGATACAGTACCCTGCGCAGCTTCTAAGCTGTCTAGTGCTTCAGATACAGCAGGAGTAGAGAGAGTTGTATCTACTGTTTCTGCTTTCAGATCGTCAGGTGCTTGGACATCAGCAGCGGTCTCGGCAGTAGTACCACTCACCGTAGGTGCAGGATCTTTAAGCTGACCAGTAGCTGGGTCAATAAGCTGTTCATCTGTTACTTCGTTTAGCTCTACATCTGTTTTAGTTGTCATAGATGTAGGATCATTGATAGCACCAGAAACTAGCTCAGCACTTGTAGGTACTTCAGTAGCTTTAAATGCAGCTTCAGCAGAAGTCATACCCTCTTGGGCTAGATTAACATTAGCCTCTGCAGAAGTAAGCGCATCTTGTAGTGTTGTGTCTTCAGGGTTTGCTGCCTGAGCATCTCTTGCAGCTTGTAGTGCTGTTTCGGCGTCAGCATAAGACTGCTGTGCTGTATCTAGATCAGTAGCCATGCCCCCAGCAGCATAACCCTTTACATAACCACCATAAGCCATATTAATTCGCTTCTCAGCTAATTCACTCATCTTGCCTACACGAGCAGCAGCACCAGGCTGAGAGGCTAAGAACTTAGCTTGCTCATCAGCTTGCATACCTTGCATTTCTGGGACAATCTTTCCCATCTGTTCAGGTGTAAAGCCACCAAATCGTTTAGCCATTATAATAGTCCTTGTTATTACCCAGCCTCAAGTAAATAGCTGCAGTTATATATCTATGTGTTGGGGAGGGGTTATAGTGGTAGTTATATCACTTAGCTGCATATAAAGCAATAGCAGTCAAGGCCTTCTACGAAATAATCCAATAAAACTTCTGCCTATCTCACCAGGGCTAGGCGCTAACCACCCTGCAATTAGTAGAAGCAACATGAGCGGGTCTACTTCTGTGTTAGTACTCGTATCCTGTATTACAGTATCTACAGGGGCTTCTATCCGCATCTGTGGTCTAGTGTTACTAACTACTCCGACAGTCTGGTTATTCTCTTTACCTAACTGTGTGTTTGCAGCTACATTAGTCCCGCCGCCCGTCAGTAGGCTCAGTGGGCTGACCCCGCACCCCGCCAGACTTACCAAACCAATCCATACCGAAAGCCAAAGCACTAAACGTAAAGACAGGCCAGACCAAGATCTCAATGATTTTAACATCTTTAGTTTCCACAAGGTAGGCAAGCCAAACAAACAAGAGTATAGCTACTTCACGTTTGTACGTCTTAGGTTTCATCTTCCAGCCATAGCCTCTACAGCAGTACGGATAGCTTTGATATTCTCGTCCATACGAGCAGAAGTCACAGCTTGCTGCTGTACCATAGTAGATAGTGTTTCTTGTCTAGCCTCAAGTTTAACGATGCTAACCTTGTTGGACTCTACTGCATTATTCATAGAAGCTACAAACCAGATGAG